CATTTCCATAACTTATTTCCTTATTGTTTAAAACCTTGTAGTGTTGCCGGATGTGGATTTCCTTTTACTGGTCCTGGTCCTGGGTGTACTGGAGAACCTGCTTTTTTGTCATCTTCACTTGGTGCTACTTTTTGAACTTTATTATCTGTACCTTTTTCTATTTCACCTAGATTTCTATCTCTAGTTTTAAGTAATTCTCTCATCAAGCTCATGTTATGTTTGTCACCAAAATGTTCTTCACCTTTGACTGGATGCTTTTCAAATTTTTCTTCTACACTTGCTAGTTTGTTTGCAAAGTCTGACTTGCCTGCGTCAGCTATTTGATCTTGGTATTCTTCCGTTGGTTCACCTGGCTTTCTAACAACGATCAATGAGGCATTTACGTTCATGTAGTCTGCTAGATATTCTTTCAATACGTTTACTGATACTGGATAGTTTGTGGTTACATCAAAAATTGTAACTTCTTCGTTGCTTAATGCAGGAAAATCCAGTGGCATACTTTGTATTGGTGTTTTCTTACCGGCTGACATTTTTGCTAGTTCAAATTTTTGTAGTGCAGTTTCCATTCTGTTCTTGAAATCGTCTGCTATTGTACCTGCCACCTTGACTTTGTAATCATACGACTTGGCCGCTTCTGTGAGATACTGTGTGAATGTGCTCATATGCAATATTTAGCCTTTCTTTAATAGTTTCTTCATTAATTCATTACGGTCAGATATTACAAATCCCTCGCTTTCTTCTATGGGAGAACCGTCTTTATTGCCCTCTTTATCCAGCTTCATTTTCTTGAGTTGTAGTTCAACCATTTTCAGCTTTTTATCTATCTTGGAGCTCTTTGCATCTATGGCATTTTTTAGGAAGTTACTCGCGACCTCGAAAATACGTCCTGAATAACGTGAATCCACGTTCATGCCCAGGTCCATTAAGTTCTTGTAGCTTTCTTCTGCTTCTACTGCCAGCTTGTCCATCTCCAGATCAGACATATCGCCCAGTCCTTTTACCTGTGGCAGTGATGCCGCAATCTTGTCAAACTCCGCATAACTTTTCTGCAGATTTGCCTGTGTCTGTGGATCTAGATTTTTTGTCTTAGGTGATGTACCGCCATTAGCTGTTTCTTTTAATTTTTTATCTTTCTCTTTTTTATCCACCTCTTTGAATTCTTGTTTTACATTTGGTAAATTGAGAATATCTTCTAGTTTCTTTGTCATTGCTTTATTTACTTACGTTTACCGTTGTGGAATAGTTGTTCTTCTGATACTACTCTAAATCTTAGCTTGTTCTGTTTTGCGTATGCACTCGCGGCCTCCCACTTGGCCATGTTTATGATAACTTGTTTCTTCTTTGCCATACTTTTACCAGCCGCTTCCATTGTTGTTTGAGAGGCAGGTTTTACTTCCACTAGCTCGGCATGTTTCTTGCTGTTCTTGTCATTGTAAACAATGAAAAAATCTGGTACGTACACTGTGTACTTGCCCGTGAACGGATGTCTATAAGGAATCTTTATGCTTTCACTAGCCCACTTATAAACATTAGGATGTTCATCGCACAATCTCATGAATGCATGTTCCCAACTTGATCTGTATGTAGGAGTTTTAAGACCAATATACTTTTCAGCATTCTTGGGATGGAATTTTCCTCTGGCGAATCTTGGTAGCATTAGTCTAGTATATTTCTAGACACAGTTTCTTTTGTAGTTAAAGTTTGTCTGACACCTAACCTACTGGACTTGTATCTGTTGGCATTTAGTATAATTGTGATCAGTTCGGAAAGTTGTACGGGTGACGCCTTAGTCAGTTTATCTAACAGCTCGTGTGGTGTGATGCTGTCTATTTTTGCCTGTGCTAATATCACGTATGCTGTTGACTCTGCCGCGGTCCTGGAGAAACCCCTCTTGACAAAGAAACCCACAGTGCTGTCATATTCTCCCACATTAAATTGAAATTCCGATTCATAGTTTGTGGTTGTCAGCTTCTCTATGGTTTTGTCAAGTTCGTCTTTCTGCTTTGGTGGTAAGTTTGTGTAGAATTCTGCCATTATAGTCCTACCTTTTCGGTTGCTATCAGTACATCTTGCGAAGTCCTGTTAATTTTTATGTATCCTTCTGTCACCAGTTTCCTTATGTCTGTTATGGTCTTGTTCGTGTACACGTTCTTAACGGTATCAGAAGATGCCGTGTATGCTATGTCGGATTCTGCAACAGTCAGCCCTGTACGTGAACCTATGTCCTTGTAGTATATGCTTGATGCTACCTGGTCTCTGATCGTTGTATTAGTTGACACAAGATTGAATGATTCGTCTGCAGTTAGGAAGTTTATCGTGTCCTGTACAGAATTAGAAATCACTGTATTGTTTTTTTTAGTTTTGTTGTCACTGGTTCCTTTGGCTGATGCTATTATTGCCGCTCCCGCCACTGCCGCTCCCACAGAGAACTGTGCTATTGGGTTGGTAATGGATCCTGCCTGTTTGCCTACTTCCAGCACACCGTCCTTTGCAATGCCTTTTAATTCTTCTTTGACATCTCTCTTTTTTATCTTCTTGGCATTGTTGTATGTGTTTGATGCACCCAATATCGCACCCAGTATGTTGCCAGTCTGTACGTTCCTTATGACTGACCCTATACCGTCTACCACGCCACCTGGACCAAATATGCTATTTGTTCCACCACCTAATACTGATAACGGAGATGGTTCGCGGTCGTAGTGTACAGTAGCAAACCCGCGGACATTGTTACTATTGATTATACCTGCTTTGTATATTACAGTTTCGTAGAATATCTGCATTGTGTTCTGTAGTACTTCTCCACCTGCGGCCGCATCTAGGGTGTCATGACTGAACGATCCTATTATGGGATTGACCAAGGTCATTGACGTGAATCTTTTTTTGTGTAATACGAAAATCTCTATGCCTTTTAGATACGGTCTGTTACGTTTTGCTGGAGTGTCCATTCCAAATTTATTTGTTCTGTTACCGTCGCCTTTGGTGTCGATAGAATCGTATAAACTGTCCTTGGTGCTAGATATGGCCAAGTCTGAGTTCATGGAAACTGAGTCAGCTATGTGGTATTCATAATATTTCTTCCAGAAAGCATTTACTGTATCAGCATGATCGTCATGGAATGCTATGTTGACTGGCTCGTACTGTATCCTGGTCGCCGCATACATCTTCTTGTTGTACTGTATTTTCTCTTCTAGGTTCAGACCATACTTGGGTAGGTCACAAGATTTGACCAACATGTTGAGTTCGTATCTCTCGTTGGAGTTATGTTCGTTGCCACCAAAGAATAAAGTTTCGTCTGTGTTGAAAACCACGTGGAACAGGAACTTCTGTTTTGGCTGGAGTTTATGATTGTCGTCAATGAACAATCTAGATGCATGTCGATAGTCCTTCAGTCCCGGAAGACCGTCTTGGAAACCTTTTAAGAAATTGTTTATGCTTGGCATACTGTTATTTATAGTCACAAAAAAAGCGCCTATAAAGACGCTTCTGTTGTATTAAATGCTAAGTCTAATTTTGTTTATTACTGTCCACCACCTGTTGAAAGTGTACCGATCGTTCTAGCCACTGCTGTTCCAATTCCTGTACCTTGTGGTGTCTGTATCGCATTGTCGTATCTCACCGACATTGTGATAGTTGCTGGATCTGATGTTGCGTATGCCAGTGTGTTGTAGTTAACGTTCTCAACATAAGCACCGTAAAGTTCCCATGTTTCTAGAATGTTTGGAGCACTTGCTCCGTTACCACCATCTAGCATTTCAATTCTACCTGTGAATTTGTAGTCTATACCTGATGCGGCACTTGACTGTTCAAAGAAATCAAACTGTTTCTGGATCTGTTCGCCAACCAGTTTAGTGACTGAGTTGTTAACATCATCTCTCAGTGTGATTGTGATTGGTTCCCAAGTGTGTTTGCCCGCAACATAAACTTTCGAGTTGTACACATCTAGTGTCACTGTGTCAAAAGTCAAGTTGGGTCTTGTTGTGTCTATTACTTGTTTCGTTAGTTCTGATCTCGGTGTTGATACTCCAAAATTTTCCAGGATTAATCTGAAACGATATTGTAGTTTTGGCATCAACAGACCTTGTGATGCTGAACTTTGATCGTTGCTTAAAGGTACTGTAAATTTTGATAATGTTGATATTGCCATTTGTTTCTCCTATTTATCGAAAATTAGCTTCCTAATTTTGCAATTTCTCCTGTGTTTTTGATTCTCAACGGTATGAAAATAAATTCAACTGATTTTACTGGTTCAATTGCTATATCAACGTACAGTTCATTTCTGTCAATCCTTGTAGCTGTGTTGTTTGTGTCATCACATACTACCAAGAAGTCAAACAATGCTCTCTGTCCAACAAGTTCCAACAAGAATGATTCTATTGCACCCTTGATCTCGTTCCTTGTCAATTCATCATTTGGTTCAAAGATAAATGGTTTTCCGATTGCGTCCAATTGTGTTCTTAGGTAGACTGCTAATCTTGAAACGTTGATTCTGTCCAATGCTGAACTTGACGTTGTTTTCGTTAAGTTACCAAAGTTAACTATACCTGCTCCTGAGAAGAAAGTAATTGGGTTGATTTTCACTTCATGCATTGAGTCTCTCACTGCCTCCGTTACAGATATTGTTTCAAACTCTCCAGACGCCGAGTCGATGTAACCAACTGAAGTTGCATTGTCAACAACACCTCTTCTTGTTCCTGCTGGAGCGAACCATGGGAAAGCTATGTTGTCGTTGTTTGCTAGTGTTCTCAACATCATGTGTGATGGTGGAACAACAATTGATTTACCTGTGTTGTCTGTTGTTAGTCCCGATGGATAAAACACACCCAAGTAATCACTTGAACTTACTAGACCGTCTTCACCGTTATCCAGTGCCGCCGCTGTGTTGTTAGCATAGTTTTGTATAGCAGTTGAAGTACCTTCTAGTCTCAATGGTGTATCACCTACTACAAAAGCTGTGTTGTTCCTGTCTGTGTTTAAGTTAAGCATATTTTGTATCAACTCTGGGTAACCAGGTGTAGCAATAACATTGTAACCTCTTTGGTCTTCTCTGATTGCTTGATTGGTGTTAATCTCTGATTTTAGTTGTTCAACAATTACTTTTCTCTGTGCTTTCCTTCCGAAAGATCCAGAACCGTTGGCATTGTTGCTTGATTTAGTCACCCATCTGTCTGGGTAGTAAGTAGACACAGATTCGTTGCTAAATCTGATGTTACCTAAACCAGTTGATCCACTTCCTGGATACTTCGTGGTTGTGATGTAACTGTTTTTGTATTCCTTAACATTGTAACCTGAACGTCTAGTGTTGTAAAGCAGTATACCCTGTGGGAATAAAGTTGGATCTGGAGCATCCGGATCTAGGAAACCGTCTGTCAACAATGATTTAATTGTTGAAGCTGTCCCCGCCGCTGTTGATGTTCCCGCCACTTTGTCAGTAGAGTTGTGCCATCTTGCATCTGCAAAAAGTACACCGTCTTCTGTGGTTTGGTCAGTTTTGTCAACAAGTTCCCACGCCGCACCTGATGTGGTCACTGCCACTTGGTTGGCCGTGTTAGTTGAACTCAAAGTTGCTGTTGTGTTATATTTGTAAAGTTTTGGATAGTTCTCAAGGTCACTTGTGTCAATCCATAAGTCATTAGTTACAAGTGCAGTACCATCTGATTGTAGAGTTGGTGCTGTTGCTGAAAACTGTGGACCATTTGGATCTGTAGTTGTGTATGCTGTTGCATAACCAACGAAAGTAGTTCCGTTGTGTGCCATGATGTCTGCTTCGTCAGTTGCAGTGTGATACCATAGTGTACCGTCTGCTGGTTCATTAGTTGGTGCACTCAGTGATGCTGTGTAGCTCAATCTCTTCCAGTTTGAAATCAACAATGCATTGTTGGCTGATGAGTCAATAGTCTCTCCAGTTGGAACTTTGTACAAGTTGTCAATCTGTGTTGTACTTGTTGCAGTGTACGTTCCATAATCATGTGCTGTTGTTGTACTGAAACCAGCATCTGCTAATGGAGTACCACTTGTGTCTACTAATCTGATGTCACCGCCCAGTACGTGTGTAAGCACGATCTCACCAGTTGTTAATTTACTAGCTCTAACATTTATCAGTTCAGTAGTTGATGTAGCTGATGCTGAAGCGTTAACTTTAGCATTGACTGCCGCAATAAAATCATCAGTGCCTGTTCCGCCTACTGTGACTGTAACTGCTGTACTGAAACCATCTTGATTTTTCCTTGTCTCTTTGATTGTAAAAGTTTCTGTTGCTGTGAAACTTGGACTAGTCAATAAACTTGTCACTGTCGTTGCACCGCCTTCGTATCTGAATAGTTGGAAGTCACCAACATTCGGAGTAGTGTCAAGGGCGTCTGCCGCTGTTATACTCTGTTCAGTTATGTTGAATTGTGTGTATAGTGTTCCAGCTGTCAATGCTGTTCCACCGTTTGCCGCATCTAATTTGAAGATCGCTGTGCTGTGATCATCATGCAATGGAGACGCTACTGCTGAGAAACTTGCACTAGCCGAAGAGTAAAGTTTTGCAACAATGTTAGCACCTGAGTTAGCCGATGTAGTCTTGAACCAAACAGAACCATTGGGTCTGTTCTCGTCAGCTGTTTTCCAAGTGGGTCTTGAAGTGTGTGCCGCTTGTAATAATTGAACACCCTTTTTAACACCTGATGTGATGCCTAAAGAAGTTAGTAATCCTGTGCCATTTTCAAATCTGATTGTGTTGGTGCCTTCTGTTGAGTCACCTAGTGCTAGACCATTGTGGAATATCTCTAGGTTACCTGTTGTTGCGTTGACTGAAGCTGTAACGTTAGTTACATTTGAACCAATTGCTGATGCAACGTTAGTCAAAGATGTTCCTGATACAGTGATAGTTACACCGTTCATGACCATGTTATGACCACTAGTAACTGTTGTTCCAGATGCAACTGTCACTACAGGTAGTGATGTGTGCCATGCACTTGATCCAATCTGTACCCAAGTGTTACTTGCTGTCTTCTTGAAGATCTTGTTTGAAACGTGTGTTGTGTTGATTGCGTATGATCCAGTTTGTCCAATTGAAGTCAGTGGTGCACCAGTAGAAACACCGCCAACTAGATCAGCAACTAGTGTGATCAAGATTGGAGTAATTGCTGTAAACGTTTGATTAGTTTGAGACCATTCAAATAAACCGTAACTGCTTGATGCAAGGTCAAACCAGTATGATGCGTCTGTTGGTCTAGCTGAAGGAGCCGTTGCACTACCGATCAAATCGTTAGTGTCAATGTTTGCTCTTAAAACAAAAGCTCTGTTGGCCACACCCAAGAATGAGTAAGCCGCTTGTAGACCGTATTCATTCAATTCATAACCGTTTAATGAATTTCCTGATGCGTCTGTGTAGAATTTCGGATCTCCGAAAGTCTCTGTTAATTCTCTCTGAGATGAGATTAAGAAAGCAGTGTTGGCGTTTGCAGTTTGTGTTCCTGTCGCTGTACTGTCGCCTGCTCCGTTTGTCTTATCCTGTCCTGATGCTACTATGAATAGTGGTGTTGTACCAGCATCTGATGGTACGTAAAAACTTTCGTTTATTACTGAAACTTCTACTCCTGGTGATGTTAATGCCATTTTTCGTTTTCTCCTTGCAAGTTTAACGTATACTAGAGTTATTTATTCAATCATATGGTTTTTACGATATAACTTGCTATTTTCTGGTGCCTATATAGGCGACTTAAATAAGTGTATGGCATACAAGGATAGACCGCTGTGTAAGGAGTGTAAGGCAAAGCCTCGTGCCTATGCATACAAAAAAGCAAGAAAGATCTATTGGCGTAGCTTGTGTGATACCTGTAACAGGAAAAAGGCCGGGAAAAAAGTGGGAGGAATCACGCCTCTGCAGAGATCCGGATACAAAAAACACAAGAAGTGTGAGCTGTGTGGATTCAGAGCACAGAAACAATCTCAACTGGATGTGTTCTTTGTGGATGGAAGTATGAGGAATACTGCGGCTACTAATCTAAAAACTGTTTGCGCCAATTGCCAACGGTTGGGCAGTGTCCGTAGACTTGGGTGGCGTATTGGTGATCTTGTTGCTGACGATTAGATCGTCAACTTGTTGGTATAATTCTTCCAGTGTGCCGTCGTTCTTGATCACGTGATCAAAGTCTGATTTTGCCCATGCATATTCTGAAGAGTGGATGCCTGCAGGTATTATATTTCCTTCCACGTAGCTGGTGAACCAATCTGGATCTTGACCTCTTTTTACAAGTATAATTTTGCCCCCGGATTCCTTAATCATCTTTATCTCGTTTTCAAATCTCGTATCTGATATCACTGTTGGTTCGCCTTTGTATCTAGCCATGCAACTGTCGATCCATATGCCATCATGCATGTTCTGACGCATCACTTCTGTGCCGAAGTGTTGTAGTACCCAACGAGGTGTTACCTCTTTATTAAATTTTTTACTCCAAAAAGCATCAGGCCGTTCTCTCCATTCTCTGCTTTCGACTGTATTTCCTTCCAACATTTCTCTGTCCCAATTGAACATAGAACTTACTGCATCTTTTAAACTTTTTGCGAATGAATCTTTTTTGAAATTATATTCTTTTACGAGTCTTTCTGCGACTGTGTCCTTACCAGAACTTATTAAACCTACTATGCCTATTAACATAGACTTATTATACTATTTTTTTAAACGTTTTTCAATCTCTTTTTTAACATCATAGATCTGTGTTAATACCAGTTTACGCATACTTAATTTTTTCTCTTTCAAAGCGTGTATAGAAATGTTTTCTAGGTCATCAACCATGTCGGCCAATTCATCTAGTGTGCATTTGGTAAGTTTTTTGTATCTGTTGTCTATCATGATACTAGTATTTAAAATAATTTACGTATGAATTTACTAGTAATAGAAGTTAACTAGTAATAGAAGTTAACCGATAATGAAACTTGTTGGACTTCCGCCTTCTTGGAAGTTGCCTATATCTGTTTCGAGTCTTTCCATTTCGGCCTGTCCTTCGTTCTTTAACGCATCACCGTTCAGTGTAGTTCCGCCTTGTGGTCCTGCTATGGTATTGAATTTTCCCCTTGCTTCACCTAGCATTACTTTAGATACTGCAAGTGTGTAATCTCTAATCCATGGTTTAGAATAGATATCCTTGAATAAAGTTATATCTGGTCTAAAATTATCAGTATGCATAAGCACAGTTTCATCGTCAGCTCTGGGTCTCTGTGTTATTGTTAATTTTTTAGTTGCCACATCAAAATGGAATTGTATAAAACTTCCAAACATTTTTCCCACTAATTCTTGGTATGAGGCGAATGCAAAGTAAGTGGCCAGTCCACCTGTTGCACCTGCTTTTAGTAGATAAGTGTTTGTGTAAGCCAAGTTGAAGGGTTCAAACAATGTTCCACCTTCTCCGCCTTCTGTCCTAGATCCAACACTTCTTCTGTTTAAATTCCTCACATTTATAATTTCATCTGGTAAAATATATGTGTTCTGATTTTTCTTTAACGTAAGAAAAGCATAGGATTCTTCCACAGCATTTGAAGATCGCTGTCTAAATTTATTGATTGCTCTTTCTAGTGCCGTTTGGTAGTGTTTAGGGTCTAATTCAACGTCAATCATACCATCACCTAGGTTGTTTTTGACGTAATCAAATATCTCTTGTTGTCCTGTTTGTAGTTCTGACATACTCATATTTATTACCTTTGCCTGTGCAATAAATATGTACGACATGCCAAGATTATCCATTTTTAAGCCTGAAAAGGGCAACGACTACAAGTTCTTCGATCGAAATATTAAAGAGATGTTTCAGGTGGGTGGGACTGATTTACATTTTCACAAGTATGTAGGACCTTACGATCAGGGAGACACAAACAAGGACGGAGCGGCAAGTCCTACAAATCCTCAGTATTCCGGAGACTCACTAAACGAGAGAACCATACAAGATCTATTATTTCTAGAGAACAGGGACAGGAAATACGACGATGACGTGTACGTTGTGAGAGGGATTTACAATGTGCAAGATGCAGATTTCAACCTTTCACAGTTTGGTATGTTCTTACAGAACGACACACTATTTTTAACTGTGCATTTGAATGACATAGTAGAAAGAATCGGAAGGAAACCAATGTCAGGTGATGTGATAGAATTTCCACACATGAAAGAAGATTATTCTTTAGATGAAAGCATACCTATTGCATTGAAAAGATACTATGTTGTAGAGGATGTGAATAGAGCGGCAGAAGGATTTTCGCAGACATGGTGGCCACACCTATTAAGATTGAAGATGAAGACTATGGTGGACTCTCAGGAATTCAAAGACATCATTGGTGATGCAACCACAACAGGATCTCTTGCAAGTTACATGTCAACATTCAACAGAGAAAAAACAATTAACGATCAAGTAGTTGCACAGGCAGAAGCAGATGCACCCAAATCAGGATTCAACTACAAGCAATACTATGTTGCACCAATCGATGAGAGAGGCAATATCAGGACAGAAAATGTTAATACAGAGGAACAAAGGGCCAGTAGCGATAACTCTGTGAATGCTGTCATAGATACCCCAGCAAGTTCACACTATGGTTTCTATCTGGACGGTGACGGAGTGGCACCAAATGGCAATCCGGCCGGATTTGGTATATCGTTTCCAACATCGGGTGTTGATAATGGAGATTACTTCTTGAGGACTGATTACCTACCAAACAGATTATTCCGTTATGACGGAACCAGATGGGTTAAAATAGAAGATTCCGTTAGAATAACTACAACTAACAATGATTCGAGGGCCAACTTCAAGACAAGTTTTGTTAACAATGCAACACAATCAACGATAAATGGTTTAACAGTGACACAGAGACAAACATTAACAGATGCTCTCAAACCCAAGGCTGACAATTAACAATGTTACATTTTTACGAAGGACAGGTTAGGAAATTTTTAACTCAATTCATCAGAATTCTGAGTAATTTTTCTGTTGAAACAGGCAGAGGTAAAGACAATGCTATACAGTTAAGAGCTGTGCCTGTGGTGTACGGAGATCCTACAAGACAAGTTGCAAATATAATCAGGAACAATTCTGAGAACGCATTACAGTATACCCCAAAGATTGCATGTTATGTTAGAGAACTAAACTACGACAGAGAAAGAATGCAAAACCCCTATCATATTGAAAAACAACATTTAAGAGAAAGAGGTATTGATGCAGACGGAAATTACACAAACGAATTAGGTGCAGGATACACTGTTGAGAAAGTGATGCCATCGCCTTTCAGATTGCAAGTAACGGCAGACATCTGGAGTTCAAACACAGACCAAAAATTACAGATACTAGAGCAAATTTTATATCTTTTCAATCCAGATTTCGAGATACAGAAATCAGACAATTACATTGATTGGACCAGCCTAAGTTACGTAGAGCTCGAAGGAATAACATTCAGTTCGAGAACAATACCTGTTGGTGCAGATACTGAGATAGATATTGCCACACTTACATTCTCAATGCCAATATGGTTATCACCGCCTGTCAAAGTTAAGAAATTAGGAGTTGTACAGAAGATCATAATGAGCATCTACGACGACGATGGTGGTATAGCAAAAGGGTTGATAGACGGTGCACTGACATCGAGGAGTTACATCACACCAAACAATTTTGGATTGTTAGTCACAGGAAATCAATTGAGGTTGTTAGGAACAACCGGTACAAATGTAAAATCTGGGGGTGACGGCTTCCAGACAGGAGCAAATGAACCAAATAATTTTGATCCATTTGAGACATTTGGCCCAGCAGTCAATTGGAAAATATTACTAGACCAATATGGCAAAGTTACTAACGGCACTTCGCAGATCAGACTCACCCAACCCAATGGCAACGAGATAATAGGAACGATTGCAACAACAACACTAGACGACACGATTTTGTTATACAGCATTGATTCAGACACAATACCCGCAAATTCCCTGACAGCAGTTTCCAAGATAATCAACCCTGCAACGTTTGATCCTGGCACACCCACTAACGGAACAAGATATCTTGTAATCAACGATGTTGGTGATAGCACCTCAACTTACCAAAGTGCTAAATGGGGTACACTGGTAGCAAGTGTTGGAGACATCATTGAGTATAATAGTACAACAAGTAAATGGAACATAGCATTCGATGCCTCTGATCCAGATTCAACACAGCACTATGTTACCAACTTAAACACAGGAATTCAGTATAGATTCAATGGCACAGATTGGGTTAAATCATACGAAGGTGTGTACGCACAAGGTAATTGGAGTATTGTACTCGACGGAGGCTACCAGCAGACCGAAGATGCCGACGCCAATGATGCAACTACTCCTTGATAAAATAAGTCAATATTGTTATAATAAAGTATGAATAAACCAATAGGCGTTTACACACTCTGGCGAAGCGGAAGTACCGCTTACTGTCAACATATTAGTAAAGAGCTAGACATTTTAAATTTTGATGAAATGTTCTTTAACAATGTAGTTGAAGCTAAACGCCCTCTAAGTATAGCTAATATTATCCCAACTACACCTCAACTGTTAAATCTAATAGATAACAAGTTTATATTTAAGCTAATGCCTGATCAATTGGATGCACCGGATAATGTTGATTGGAGAATACTAGAACGTCGTGACGTTGAAACGCAGTTACTGAGTTATTGCTATGCTCACTATACAAATATGTGGTTTGAAAAATCTAAACGAACTGTTACTCTGCCCATGGATTCAGCAGGGTATTTTATAAAATACTATCATCAGTTTAAACGTATGAAACGTTTGACAGAGTGGCCTGTGATTTACTATGAAGATTTAAATTTAGACAAGTCTGACCTACAAGCTACTAACAATGACTATAAATCCCTTATACTAAATTACAAGGATATAATTTCCTTATTATGATTACAGACCTTGATAGTATCACAATAAACTGTTACAATAAGTCATGAAAGAAAACATAGTTTGTTCAGGAGCACTGTTCTATTCAATAGGTACCAAACGTTTCCTGTTCTTGCAGAGGACTGACAAGAAGACACAGGGCATGTGGGGATTGGTTGGAGGCCAGTCTAAATACACAGAGTCAGCATTTGAGGGATTGAAGAGAGAAATCAAAGAAGAAGTAGGAGACACTCCTAAATTCAAGAAAGTCATTCCCTTGGAGATGTTCACTTCGAACGATCAGAAGTTTTTCTTCCATACATATCTTATTGCGATAGAGACTGAATTCCTGCCTAAACTAAATGAAGAACACTCGGGATACTGCTGGACTGCATTTGAATGTTGGCCCAAGAACCTACACATGGGTCTCAAGAACACACTGAACAACAAAGCCATCAAAGGCAAGTTACAGACTATACTGGATCTCATAACCTAAAAAAAAGGCCCTATATTTCTACAAGGCCTTTTGATTCTACTAAAAAGTATGAATATTTATTAGTTGTTGGTCCTCACCGCACAATTTACCAATTTGATTCCTGCGTCAGTTGAGCTCTCTAGTGCTCTACCAATTACATGGAATGGTGAATATGATTCACCTGTTGCGGCCGCTCTCG